CGATGCCTTTGAGGTCAAAAGTAAAAGCTTCTATCACATCAATAACTTCCAAACCGGTTTCAGATTGATAATGTGCCGGGTGCGACACCATTTTGTCAGGGGATTCGTACATTACTCTTCGTCCTCCTCACAGGTTTCACAGCAAGGGATATAGATTCTCTTTCGTTCCTGAACTACAATCTGACAGCCGCAGGAAGGGCAGTCAAAAGTATCGTACAGTTTTTTCTCAGGTTCCGAGCCAAAGGCTACTGCTAACCCGCTTTTTCCGTTGTCGCGAGAAATATAATGGCGCTCTTCAACAGCATTGAATTTGCATCCGCAGATTTTACACTCAAGCATATTTTTTCTCCTTTCAGTTCAATGGGATGGCTCTTGGAAGTTTCAAAATATAACCGTCCCGAACCCTTACAGCAGTTGCTCCGGCAATGTTTGTCCAGCCGTAACGGTTCATTGTGTAGTTGTCGTTCGCAACATTAGCCAAATCATAAAAATCCGACACGCTTACCATACCGTACTGGCTGATAATATCGTTCATGGAATCCAGCACCGCTTCCGCATCCCCACGAGTGTCGAACAAAATATCATCGTAGTCAAAATTTGTCCGTCTGATAGCGGAGCCGGCTCGGGTGCGTTCGCTTTCCCGTTCGTAATAATTCCGATACGATACTTTGGAAGCAGAACCGTTTTTCCTTGTTCTTCCTGCCTCACCGTAAAGAATCATATCGATTCCGGTAGTAACGATATCAGAAATAGCCTTTTTGATTGCCGGCACAATGACTTCCAGCAAAATATAAGACTTTACGTTGTTGGCGTCCTCGGCAATAAAAACGTCGGCGAATTTCTGCATTTCACCCTTTTTTCGGGTTTTCGCTTTTCCGCTGATAACCGCCTCCACTTTTTTCTCAGACTGCTCTTGACGAGACTTATCTGAATTAGTTTTGTATTCCTCCACTTAGATTTCTCCTTTCTTAAGCCGGGATCAATTTGCCAGGCAGAGTGATTTTGGTATTCGGCGTCATGCCGTTTTCTTTTTTATACCGATAAGCAAGATTACTCTTAGCTTTCGCTTCCGACGGGGCGTAGGTAGATGCTTTCCAGCGATTCTGCACGCAGTTTTCAAATCGCATGACTGGTCCGTCGTAGTAATAGGCTTTCATTCTCGTACCCTCCTTTTTGGTAAAAAGAAAAAGGGAAAGCACCTTGTTTAAGGCACTCTCCCTTGTCCGAATTTCACAGATTCAAATTTCAGTTTTCTTCTGTAGAAACGTCTGCTTCGTCAACAATGATTGTCTTTTTCTCGGCAGCCATCTTTTTCAGCTCGATCTGGGTTTTGATATTCGCAATCACCGGTTTTGCTACGTACTTATAGACCACAAAGCCTACAATTACGCTCAAACCAACGCCTGCTGCAATCTTGATACCCTTGCTCATACCTGTGTTTTCGATGACTTCCTCAGTAGTTTCAATAACCTCGTTGTTCATAATCGCATTGTTTTCCATTTTATGTTCTCCTTTCAAATTCTGAAAATGTGGAACTTCTTCCATTAAAGCAATTGTATTTTTCGCGCGGTTTTCTCAGTGATAATCGTAAACCGGCGCGACCCGATAATCAATAACCAGACAAGGGGTGCCGTTCGCGTCAAGATGGGAACTAAAATCAAGTTCGATATATCCCTTTTCGATATTCCAACCCAGATCGTCTCCCAATTTCGTTCCATCTAATCCGAGCGCATAGTAAAACTCGTTGAGCGTTACATACATGTCATCCCGCATTTGCCGGTTCAATTCGTTTACGGCTCGGTTGATGGTATCTCTGTCCGACTTAAAATATCTTCCAGAGATAGCGTCATAGCAGATGGTATTTCCGCCCTTTTCGGTCAGAATCACTTCCCGAACGGGGTTCTTCACGATTTTTTCTTTCGCCATCGATTCCCGTATCGTCTGCTCCTTCTTATCGCCAATCGCCTCTACGACCTTTTCCTGATATTCTTTTAAAGTCGATTCAGAAAGCGTATAAGCGGTCGCAAGCGCCGCGTTCCGACGCAGATTTGTTGAGCTGGCGCCAATAAGACAGAAAACAGAAACCGAGCCAACGATTGCGGCCGGAATATAACAAGGCCATGCTGTCTTTACGATTTCCTTTCTGCTTAGCTGGTCTGTTTCAAGTTCGTTTTTTTTCTCCTCGATAAGAATCAGCGCTTTCGGCGTTGCCCTCACCGCCATGACTGTAGTTGTAATCATTCCAGCAATGCCGATACCTGTAAGTATCTCCGGACTATGCTTTTTCATCGCCGTCCGTACACTTTTGGCAATGCTGGATAAACTGTGTTTTCCCATTTGAGTTCTCCTTTCTTAATTTAAAATCAGCGCTTTAGGAAGGCTAATTTTATACCCATCCATAGAATCGATAACTTTTGCGTCTTTAAGATCTAACCATCCATATTTAGTGTTTGTATACACATTGCTTGGTAGACCAGCCAGATCGTAATAGTCAGCAATCGAAACACATCCGTAATTGACGATAATTTCTTTCATTGAACTAAGAACAGACAAAGCGTCAGATTCAGTTCCAAACAATATATCTTCCAAAACAAAACCCGATTTATTGCGTATGTTTTTGTGATAGTAGCTGTAAGATACCCTTGAATTGTTCATTGGGGAATGACATTCTTCTCCATAAAGAACCGTTTCGATTTTATCGGCTACAATGTCAGTAAGTGCTTTTCTGATTCGTTTGGAATGTAACATTTTGTAAAATGCAAACACATTCCCTCCGATAAATCCACCGATTGCTCCAAGACCAAAAATAGTAACGTTTTTGCCCTTCATGTTTTTTCTCCTTTCGTTTAAACAAATAACAAAATCAAGTCTTCGGCTGTTTCGACCGCTATCTGAAATATCAAACTGCGATGCTCGTCCTCGCCGTAACAAGCATACATAGCCATTTCGCAGATGAAACTTTCGATAATACAGATAGGCATTTCAAAGGGCTTATCCATAATTCGATTGATAATTTCATAAGCGGCCCATTGTGAATACGACCGTTTTTCAAATTCGTCTTTAGGCCATGAGAACGACGGACTGAATAAATGCCGGTCTACATATTCCTTGATAATCGAAACAGCCGTTTCCGAATCGTACACGATAGCTTGTCGAGCAAAGAAAAAGAGCCCCTGTTAGGACTCTTCCTCTTCGTCATTAAGTGCGGCGAGCTTTTTGTTAATGCGTTCATCGATTTTCTCTTCCATTTTCTTTTCGTTCACCCAGTCGGTTAGCAGTGTTGCTCCCATACCTACTGCGGTGGCGACAATACCAAGAATTTTTACCATTTTAGCGTTAATCATAAAGCGCTACCTCCTTTTCATAATACGACTTGTAAATTTTGCGGATTTAAAGATCTTCCATCCATTCAGCGGTCGGTTCGAAAACCATGTCAATAACAAAGATTTCCATCCCGTCTTCCAGCGTTAATTTATGGTGGTTGAAATCAATCCAGTAAATATCACCATTACAGGACGACCAGCCTACTGTTTCTCCCAATTCGGTTTTTTCAAGCCCAAGGAACTCATAGAAGTCGTTTAATGGGATTACGCCTTGAAACATAAAATTGCGGTTCAAATGGTATTCCGCCTCTATGACCTTGGCGATGGTTGTCTCAAAATACCTCTGGGAAAAGCTGTCGTAGAAAGTACGAATTATCTCGGGTTCCATTCCTTCACCAAAGTCAAGACTCGAACTGCTGATAAAGCTTGGCGACGAAATATAAACGTCCTTACACTTTTCGCTCACGATAGAGTCCACAATCGCGTTATGCGCCTCTTCTCCGTAAAGCTCTTTCAGCTTGTCCTTATATTCCTTATAGGACTGGTTGATAAGAGCGTAAGCGCTTGTCAGGGCAGCCTGTTTTCTGCTATTAAGCGCATTGGCTCCCATAATACAGGCTATCGTGGAAAGACCAAAAGCAGCGGTCGGAATATAACATTTCCACGCTGACATAAACGCCTCTTTTTTGGTGTAGGCGTATGGATCTCCATCGTGATTTTTTCTGCTGTCCGCTTTGACAAGTTCTACAGCTTTTGGAGTAGCTTTAACGGCTGTAACAACAGTTACGATTACTCCTACGGATGCTACACACGATAAAGCAACGGGAGAATACTTTTTCAAATATAGTCCCGACTTGTGCAGCGCCCTTTGAATAACAGGGATTTTGTTCATGTTTTTCTCCTTTCGTTCATCTCATAGCTCTCAGTAAATCCAGGATATCTACAGCCATGTTGCCTGCCGATTTAAATATTTGACTTGTTCTCGGATTTACTTTTGAATAAGCAAACATCTTCACCATGAATTCGTGGGCGAGTTCACAGAATTCATCGATTGATCCCGATGTTCTCGGATATATTCTTTCGGCGATAAAATCTTTGAGCTCGTCGACAGCCCATTGTGAATAACTGCTTTTCTTGAATTCCTCCGTCCATTTTCCGAATAGCGGAGGCATCCAAGCATCCATGTGATACATGTCATACAAAATTAGTTCAAGCTGATCGATGCTCATTGTCTTCTCCTTTCGTGAAAAAATTAAAAGAGAAAGATGTAAGCCAAGCATAAACTTACTATTATGGCAACCTCAACTATCCTAATCAGTTACTCTCTTTCCCTCATAATAAGCGTTGTAATTTTCGCGCGGCAAAAGAAAAGAGCCGTTGTTAGCGGCCCTTCTCCTTACAAACCAATGTTCTTTAAAATTTTCATAAGCTCGTCTTTTTCGAGTTCGGCGTCTACATCCAGATGGACATGTGTTTTTCCATCGATAACCGTTGCATTCACCTCATTAAGTTTGAGTTCTACATCATACCCAAACTTCTTTCGGATTAACATAGCTATCAACTTCGACAGAATACCCGTCGTGAATTTCGACCCTATTTTCATTTCATCCATACTCCTTTTACTCCTTTCAAATATCCATTGATTTCCGTAAAAGAAGATGCGATTTTTGCGAACTCAGATCTCTCGTCTGTCAAAGACTGTTTCCCATCGCTTCCGTTTGATAGGTTTCATTTTCAGCGCCCACATAATTTGACGGACAGTAACGGTGGGATAGAGGCCGTCCGTACAAGTTCCAGAACGGGCGTCAAAGTATTCCCGAAAATTGGGGTGCAAATATAAAGCGTCGGTAATCCACGGGTCAACCTCACTCCACCATGTACTCTTGGTTTCCGCATCAAATCTCTGCTGTATCACGGCCAGTCCTTTTTCTCCGATCGTGTATAGCGTGCAACTGTTGTAAACGGGATGATCGCAAATATAACGGCTGCCGTACATAGACAGATAGATTTCCGGTTTATCAAAATGGTATCTCATATACACCACCAAAAAGAAAAGAGAAAGAGCCCTCGTCAGGACCCTCTCCCTTTTGCTAATAATCTTATTTAGTCTTCGTCAAATTCTCCGCAAACTTCTTCTCTGGTAGGATACAGAGCTTCATATTCCTCATCGTCTTCCATTCCATACTGTTCCAATTCTACGGAATGACCGCATTCGAGGCATACCAATATATCTTCCCATTCATCCTCGAACTGCATCCTTGCTCCGCATTTACTGCAAATATACCTGCCAGTAAGTAATGCGTCCTTTTGCGCGTCGTTAAAAAAGCTCATTGCAAATTACCTCCTTGATACTGTGTGGCAATTTTAAGTATAACCGCCACCTTTGAATTATCAAGAGATAAAAAGCACTTTTACATCTCTCATAATAGTGGATGCGATTTTAACGGAGAAAAACGAAGAGGTCGTGTAATATCCACGAACTCCTCGTTTCGGAACCATTTTACTTCTTAGTTGGTTTAAAACGGCTAAACAAACCTCTGAATGTTGTAGAGGTATA